AGGACCGAAAATCCTGCACTTCATCTGGGTCGGTGACGAAAACAAAGCGCCACTCCAAACCATCCAACGATGGAAGAACCTTAACCCTGACTTTGAAGTCAACCTGTGGGACAACTCTGACCTATCGAAAGGTTGGAGGCTTGCCAAGCACATGAAGCACTTCTGGAAAACAGAGCTTTGTGGCGTTGCGGACTGTATGCGCTGGGAGATACTCTACGAACACGGTGGAATCGCGCTGGACGCTGATTGTGAGCCTTCTAGGGCCATTCCTGACTGGATGCTAGAGCCGGATGTGTGGTGCTCGTGGGAGTCGGAGCTTCTTAGACCTGGGTTGCTGTCAAACGGCGCAGTAGGTGCAATTCCTGGTCATCCATTCATCGGTCAGATAGTGGATGACCTTATGCACGACGAGCCGGGTGAACTGATGGCATGGCAGTTCTGTGGTCCGACACGGTTAACGAGTACCTGGGTGAATAACCAATACCGTGACCTTACAATCTGGCCGAGTCACTTTTTCCTGCCGGATCATTTTGCTGGACTCCCGTACTCCGGTGAGATGGTGTTTGCTAGGCAGGAGTGGAAGTCAACGCGAGGTAAATGGTGATTCTGTTTATCGTCACTTCTGCGATCAACGGAGATGCTCAAAGGTTGTATGAGACGCAACAAACGATTGAGAGCATTCACCGAGCGTGTCCAATCGCGTCAATTTGGGTGCTGGAATCGAGTTTCGAGCATCAGAACGTGATATTTCCTCGTGCGACGGTAAAACACTACGGCTCAAAGTTTATTCAAGACGTAAGAAAAACAGACCGAGACGTTGCGTACATCAAAAACGCTATTGAGTTGCACACAACGATAAATATTTTGCATGACATCCCGAATCGCTACAGTCACGTTTTCAAGATTTCCGGTCGCTACACGCTAACTGAACACTTCAACATCCAGGCTCACGTTGCAAACAAGGCGACGTTTGCCCAGGCAAGGCGTACAGGCTACCCGTTGGACTACGTTGGGACGGACGGAATGCTGATGACTAGACTCTACTCGTTCGATTACAACGTAATCCCGCAGATGTTGGAGACGTTGGAGCAGATAGAGGTGTTTTTCCACGAGCAGTGGGACGGTGGAAAGGTGTTCGACATGGAGCACGGGTTCTACAAGTTCCTGCCCCGTGACATTCTCAACGAAGTCGGTAAAATAGGTGTTAGAGGCCGGATTGGGCATCTAACTTCTATTGTCGAGGACTGATATGCCGATCACTAGCAAAGCGCAGCAACGTCTCATGTACGCAGCCGCTGGTAGCAAGAAGGTGGCGAAGCAGACTGGCGTTCCGATGTCTGTGGCAAAGGAGATGATTGCCAAGACTCCGAAGAAAGCCTACAAGAAGATGCCAGCCAAGAAATGAAGAAGTCCACTGTTAACGCTGCCGGTAACTACACCAAGCCTGCAATGCGTAAAGCATTGTTCAATAAGATCAAGGGTCAGGCGGTGCAGGGTACGGCGGCTGGGCAGTGGTCAGCCCGTAAAGCACAACTGTTGGCAAAAGAGTACAAAGCCAAGGGTGGTGGTTACAAGTGAAAGCCTCTCAGAGATCGCTGAAAGAGTGGACAGCGCAGAAGTGGCGCACCAAGTCCGGTAAGCCATCATCTGAGACTGGCGAGCGTTATCTTCCAGAGGCAGCAATCAAGGCTTTGTCTCCGCAGGAATATGCTGCGACTACCAGGGCAAAGAGAGCCGGTAAGGCACAAGGAAAGCAATTCGTTGCCCAGCCCAAAAGCATTGCCAAGAAAACGTCAAAGTTTAGGTGATTAACATGAAGTGTCCCATTGTCACGGGTGATGCCAAGCTGAACGACGCTAACAAGCAAAAGGCAGTCGATAAAGCTGATTATGGTGAAGCAGAGGAAGGCGCAGAGTACACGTGCGAGAACTGTGCTGCGTTCATCCAGTCAGACGAGATGCAGGGTTGTCTGGAAAACGGCATTGCCAAGGACATGGAAGACGAAGCAGAGGACATGGGCTATTGCGCCCAACTTGATTTCGTCTGCTCCGAGGACATGGTTTGCAGCAAGTGGCTAGGTGGGCAAGCCAAACGAGGTGGCATTGTCATCAAGATTGCTGGGATGATGGACGATGATTAAGCGTGGCAGCGAATCGTTCTCAGGCTACAACAAGCCCAAGCGAACGCCTGGACACCCTACCAAGTCTCACGCTGTGCTGGCAAAGTCTGGCGATGAGGTAAAGCTGATCCGTTTTGGTCAGCAGGGAGTGTCTGGAAGCCCCAAGCGAGAGGGTGAATCTGCCGCTGACAAAAGGCGCAGAGAGTCATTCAAGGCTCGACACGCTGAGAATATACAGAAGGGCAAGATGAGCGCTGCGTACTGGGCCAATAAGGTCAAGTGGTGAGGATAACGATAAGCGAAACCCCGTTCTGGCACGCTATCGTTGAAGATTTCTTCGAGGAAGCGGAAGAAATAGCGCGAGAGTTCCCGCATCCAGACGATGACTGCTGGTTCCGCTACGACAACCCGCTAGAGATCAAGCAGACCTGCAACAACTGGCAACGGTTCGGTCCAGCTACCTACCGAGCCTTTCAGAGTATGTGTGAGCCTGGGTTCACAATGTTCCTCGGCCACAAGGCAGGAGACACCCTGTATCCGGACTACGGTTTACACGGTGGCGGACTGCATCAGCACGGCAGAGGCGGCAAGCTAAACGTCCACCTGGACTACAACCTGCACCCAAAGGTAAACCTCCAGCGCAGGCTCAACATCATCGTCTACATGACTCCCAACTGGGACGAAGGCTGGGGTGGTCATCTCGGGCTGTATGACAGGAACCGTAAGCTAGTAAAGTCAATCGAGCCTTACTTCAACCGCGCAGTCATATTCGATACTCGCGGTTCATGGCATGGGCTACCGGAGCCGATTACCTGCCCGAAGGATGTCACCAGAAACAGTCTGGCAATGTACTACCTGTGCGACCCTGGTATTACGGATGGACGGAAACGCGCTTTGTTTGCACCATCTCCAGAGCAAGTAGGCGACCCGCAGATTGACAGACTAATATCAGAACGTAGTAAAATGTAAAGCGCATGACCCAATAGGAGTGCGTATGGAACCAAAAGAAGGAAAAACTAGGCGTAAGCCGAACGATGGCAAGGGTAGACCTCCTGGCATCCCGAATAAAGCCACTAGAGACGTAAGAGAAGCGATCCGCAAGGTTGCGGAGGAAAACGCAGAGGAGTTCTCACGCTGGCTCAATATCGTTGCGAATGGCGACGGTGATCTAGTCAAGCCAGACCCTGCCAAGGCTGCTGATCTCTACCTGAAAGCAATCGAGTACCACATCCCGAAGCTGGCAAGAACCGTTGTCGCTGGGGATGCTGACAACCCAATGCGGATGACTGTCACATGGCAGGCATAAATGGACTTGTCTGAGTCAAAGCAGATCGTAATCCCCTACACACCGCGACCGTTGCAGATGGAACTGCACAGCGCGATGGAAGATTACAGGTTTGTTGTTGCTGTTTGCCATCGAAGGTTTGGCAAATCGGTTGCTGCCATCAACCAGCTAATAAAGTCAGCGGTGATGTGCCAGTTAGAACGACCGAGATATGCCTACATTGCCCCAACCTACAGCCAAGCCAAACGAGTCGCCTGGGACTACCTCACCCACTTTGCCGCACCGCTCGGCGGAACAGCCAACATCTCAGAGTTGCGAGTCGATTTCTGGGACCGCAGGATCGGGCTATACGGATCGGACAATCCCGATTCACTTCGCGGAAGTTACTTTGACGGAGTGGTTCTCGATGAGGTGGGGGATCAAAACCCGAAAATCTGGAACGAAGTGATACGCCCTGCCTTAGCCGACCGGAAAGGCTGGGCGCTGTTCATCGGGACTCCCAAAGGCCAAAACCACTTTTTCGACCTACGCAACCGCGCTATTGGTGAGCCGGGGTGGAAACTCCTAGAGTTCAAGGCCAGCCAGACCAAGATCATTGCCCAGGCTGAACTGGACGACGCCCTGCGGGAGATGGGTCAGGACAAGTACGACCAAGAGTTCGAGTGCTCTTTCCACGCTGCTATCGAGGGTGCGTACTACGGACACCAACTCAACCAGATGGAAGGGGAGGGACGGTTCTGCGAGATCAAGCGGGATGACCTCTGCAAGACGATTGCAGCGTGGGACTTAGGTATCGGTGACTCTACGTCTATCTGGGTGGCACAGGTTCATGGGCAGGAAGTAAGGCTGCTGGATTACATCGAGAACCACGGGGTTGGTCTTGACTGGTACGTCCGAGAGCTACGCAATCGGGACTGGCACAAGGCTGAGAACATTGTCCCGCACGACGTACAGGTAAGGGAGCTAGGCTCCGGCAAGTCCAGACTCGAGGTGTTGCAAGCCGCTGGGTTGGAGTGCCGCATTGCTCCGCGTCTGTCTGTCGATGACGGTATCCAGGCTGTCCGTAGGCTACTGCCGCGCTGCTGGTTCAATGTTCCTGCGGTAAGTGAGGGGCTGAACTGTCTGCGGAACTACCGGCGGACGTTCGACGAGAAACAAAAGGTTTTTTACGACCGACCCTTGCACGACTGGTCATCTCACGGAAGCGATGCTTTCCGATACCTTGCAATCGGGCTGAATGAAACGCAGTCCAGTTGGGGCAAGCCGATTAACATACAAACTCGCTGGATTGTCTAATGCTAATGCCGCAAGGTAATATCGTGCCTAAGCAGGCTTTCGATGCTTTAGTCAAGGAAGTTGCCGATCTGCGTAAACAGATCGAAGAACTAAAAGCTAAGCAAGAGAAACGACCGTATACGCGAAAAGAGGTCGAAAATGGATATCGGTAGGCTACAAGGCATTATTCAGTCTGAGATTGACGATGCCATCGGGATGCTGGACTCTGACACGACAGCAGAGCGAGGCAAGGCGATTGAGTATTACCTGCGGAATCCATACGGTAACGAGGTAGAGGGACGCAGCCAGATCGTTACTGGCGAGGTTGCCGAGGTTGTCGATGGTGCGCTGCCGCAACTCATTCGCGTATTTACTGCGAGCGATGACCTGGGCAGGTTTGAGCCTGTAGGCCCAGGTGATGAGGAAGGCGCGAAACAAGCGACCGACTACGCAAACTGGGTGTTTTACAAGGACAACCGAGGTTTTGCGCTGCTTCACGACTGGTTCAAAGACGCTCTGCTGGAGAAAACCGGCACACTGAAAGCGTACTGGGAGCAGAAGATTGATGTTAACGAGGAGGCTTATCGGGGTCTGACTGACAACGAACTCCTTTTGTTGATGTCGGACGGTACTCGGCAGATCGTTGCACAGGAGACGATTACCGAGGAAGTCGCGTCTCCGATGGGAGCCATGCAGCAGACGACGCACAATGTTGTCGTGCAGAAGCGCGTCAACTCTGGCCGGATTCAGATTGACGTAGTGCCTCCAGAGGAACTGATTGTCAGCAAGAAGGCGACCTGCGTAGAGGATGCGCCATTTATTGCCCACAGGAGGCTCGCCACGCGATCAGAACTGATTGCGATGGGGTTTGATCCTGAGCAGATTAACTCGCTGCCGACGTATAACTCGCTAGACTTTACCGAGGAGCGTCTTGCGCGGTACTCGCCTGGAGAGGAACCGTATGACTCAGACACTCTTGACGAAACGATGCAAGAGGCTGAAGTTTACGAGTGCTATATCTACGTTGATTTTGACGGTGACGGTATCGCTGAACTGCGGCAGATTTACTACTCTGGCCAGCAAATTCTGACCTGGGCAAATGGGCAGGAAGCCAACATTAAGACGGATTACATTCCCTTCCATGTAATCTGCCCGATGCCTGTCCCGCACAAGTTCTTTGGTCAGTCACTCGCTGATCGGGTGATGGACATTCAGCTTATCAAGTCCACGATCACTCGTCAGATTCTCGACAACATCTACCTTATCAACAACGCTCGAAGTGCTGTTGTGGAGGGGCAAGTCAACCTAGACGATCTGCTGAATGTCACTCCGGGTGGAGTTGTGCGGACGAAGGCTCCGGGGATGGTGCAGCCGATTACCGTTCCTGATGTGACTGGTTCTGCATATCCGCTGCTGGGTTACTTCGACAGCATCCAGTCGAAACGGTCTGGCGTGTCGGATGTCCAGCAAGGGCTAGACCCGAACATCCTGCAAAACGTGACCGCTGCGGCTGTTGCTGCTACGACTCAGGCTGCGCAGGGGAAGCTGGAGCTAGTCGCACGCATCTTCGCTGAGACGGGCGTTAAGAGCTTGTTTAAGGGCATTCTGCACCTACTCTGCAAGTATCAGGACAAGCCTCGCCTGATTCGGATGCGCGGCAAATATGTTGAGATGGACCCGCGAGAGTGGTCGAACCAGTACGATGTTTCGATCTCTGTAGGGCTTGGTACTGGATCAAAGCAAGAGCAGATGGCGATGCTCCAGATGGTGCTGGCAAAACAGGAAGCCATTCTGCAAGCCTACGGTCCTGCCAATCCGCTTGTATCGGTCGGACAGTATCGGGCGACTCTCGGACGGTTTATCGAGGCGGCAGGGTTCAAAGACTCTGCTGAGTTCTTCAAAGAGATCCCGCCTGAAGTCGATCAAGCCCTGTCGAATCCACCTCCGCAGCAGCAGCAACCGGGGCCGATGGATGCCATGCTTGCTCAGGCTCAAGCCCAGATCGAGATTGACCGGCAAAAGGCTCTGGCTGATATTGAGACGAAGCGAATCAAGGCCCAGGCTGACATTCAACTTGCACGAGAGAAGGCCGCTGCCGAACTTATGTTGAAGCGGGAAGAGTTTCAGGTTGAGGCTCAATTGAAAGCAGCCAAGGTTGGTGCTGGCATTTCCGCTAACGTGGAGATTCCAGGTTGAACCCGGAACGCGCTGCGAATCTAATGCGGGACGAGGAGTTTGTGGCTGAGTTAAACAAACTCCACGACCTGCAAATCCAGACGATTGTGAACTCGCTAGAGCACGATGTTGACGTTAGAGAAAATGCGTATAGAATGATTAAGGCGCTTTCAGTTATTCGCACTCATTTCCAGAGTATCGCTGATACGAAAGAGATCGAGCGCAAACGCTGGAAGATTTTGTAACTTTTGACGGGTGAATATGGACACGACTCCTAACGGAAGTGGACCGCTGAGTGTTGACGGTGCAGCCAACGCGATTCTTGGGCTAATGGGACCAGAGGAAGGTGACGAACCGACTCCCGAGGTTTCACAGGAGCAAGAGCCGCAGGTTGAGCAGGAGACGCAGGAAGTTGAGGAAACACCGCGCTACCGGGTGAAAGCCGCAGGTGAGGAACGCGAAGTTTCTTTGGACGACCTGATTAAGTCTTACCAGCTTGGCACTGATTACACGCAGAAAACCCAGGCGCTTGCCGAGCAGCGTAAGGCTATCGAAGCCGAAAAGGCTGCGGTAGAGCAAGCAAAGTCCCTCCGCGATCAGTATGCACAACGGCTAGAACTTATCGAAAAAGTTCTATCGGAGCAGAACAAGACG